ATTGAATTTAATTTCCTTAGCATATGCTGCAATCTTATCAATAACCTCTGCCGTTGTAGTCTCTGGCATGTCATATGTGGTTAATTCCTCTTCCATAACTTTTTTCTTTTTTTTAATTAATAACTTATTTATCCTTTTTCTTATACTATAATATACGAAAACTTTTTTAAATCTCCTAATTTCCTGTACATTACTTTTATATGTTTTTATATGTTACTGATTTTACTTGTTCACCTTCTTTTTTTTCTCGGTATTTACGAATTCCATCCATTGCCGATATAGCTTCTTCTTCTGTGTCAAATCCACCTTTGTATACATCACTCCAATATATAATCATTCTACGAATCCAACCTCCTGTATCACGTAAATAACCTTCTTGAGGCACATAACGAGTTTTTCCATTGATGAGTTGTTCTATTTTAATTCTGTAATGTATCATTCTATTCTGATTTATATGTTTCATTATAGTAATTTTCTCCATCTCCATCAACATATAATAATTTTACAACTTCATCACCATTTATGATGGATATAGTTGGATATTCATTATTAGGTATTGGGTGTGTAGGTTTAATTTCAATGTGATATTCCCAACATAATGCATATAACTTATCAAGGAATTCATCCATTTCTTCTTTCATATTATTCTGATTTGATTTCTCTCTCATTTCATCTAAATCAGCAGCAACCTTTTCTTTATTTTCTAACAGGTATTCTCTTAAGGCTAATTTAGCTTTTCCAAATTCTGAATCTAAAGCTTCATCAAGTTCATTATGAAGTTTATCCCATTTCTCTTGTTTCATATTATTCTGATTTAAAGGTTATTTTTTCTCCTCTGTATTTAAATTTTTTTATAGGTAATATTTCTTCAGGTATCCAAGTTTGGGTTAATTTTTTAAATTCAGATTCAAAAATAGAACTATCAATTTCTAAGGTCACATTTGATGGTATTTCTATTCCTGCAATTTGTAATTCAGTGATAAAATTATGTAACTCTAATTCAGAGTCTATTCTTTTTGTTGTTTTCATCTTATTCTTCAGCATTATTAATATAAGATTTTGGTTCAACAAAATTCATATCAAAGTTTTCCAACTTTAATTTCATTTCATCAATATCCTCACGACTATAGAACGGAGCGGAAGATGGTCTATACTTAAAAGGAACATCCTCACGTTTATCCCAATTATCAAGTTCTTCCTCATATCGGGGAATAGAATTCTTAATGTACATATAGTGCTTCCATTTCTTATGGTCCTCAACGGATGGAATAAATTTAAGAACCCCATAGTTATCAATACCAGATAAGTCGGGGTTATTAGAATATACATCAACAATACCATCATCGCCATAATATTGGTGACATAACTCCTGAAGAGTATGAGTATTGTAGATATCCGAATTCTTCCAATTACGTCCATAAGAACGTACCTCACAGATATAAAAATATCCATCTTTATAATCATGGATTATACCCGAAGATTTAGATTGTACCTCAATCAGTTCTTCAATAGTAAGGTTCTTTAAAAAGTTATCAATTCTCATACCACAAAGATAATAATAATAATACATTTAACTTCTGTTCCATATTATTTAATAATAATAAAAAAAAGTGACCCCATCAAGTTAATGGGAGTCACCTACGTTATTTTTTTCACTAAATATTGTGTAATCAGGGTTGATTACTTTACCAACTTTGTGCCTATCACCGGTAATGGATTTAACAACCACACCTTCGTGAGGAACTTTGGTTCCTTCTATATTGTTATTGAATACATATTTATCTTGTTTTTCTTTGGACCAAGTCCCCAAATATAGAACCTCAACTCTTGGTAATCCCAACGATTGAAAGACATTCTTTTCATCGTAATAAGGTTGGTAATCACCATTTAATTCAACATCAAAACCAGCAAATTTAACATCAGTTAAACCATAATCATAATTTTTTTGTATACCATGACCATATATCTCACCATAGATGATTAACCCATCACCCAAATAGTCAGGACTACCATATTTCTTAACATAATCCCATAGTCTATCTTTTATTTTGTAATTATCCGATATAGTTTTCCACACATCTGTAGAGTAAAACCCTTGAGATTCAGACCCTTTCTCTACGTTATGACTTCCCAAAACATATTCGTAGTTAACCCATTTGTTTCCAAATAACTTTTTAACTCTATCAAATATTGAAAGTTTTTTCTTTTTGACAATTCCAAATCTCGCATTTGTTCCGTGAAGTTTACGAGTAACAGTAACTATGTCATCTTCGTTAAACATTTCAGGCACATTCTTTAAGTTAGGGAACTTGTAATAGATATGGAAGTTAGGGTTTTGGGAATATTTGATTTTTCTACCCCCACTTAACTGAATCATCTTAACTGGAGGTTCGTATTTAAACACTTCAAGTAACTCCATGCAGTCAGAACCATCATACTTATATTTTTCTGGAACAAACCCTATTGGTATTATTAAACATTCAGAATAAACCTTACGAAGTTTTATAGTTCTTACTCTCTGACCTTTACGAAGATAACTTGTAACATTTAATCCATCAGAAAGTTTTTGTGGTATAACCGCATCAGTAGTTGCAACAACAACCATATCACCAACTTGGTATTCGTCTTTCTTGGTGATGGCTTGCCAACCACCAACCAATGCAAGTTCTATGTTGTCTGCCCCTTCTATTGGTTTAACCTCTCCGATTATTCCAACATAACATACACTATTATTATTTTCCATTTTTAAATATTTTACACCACAAAGATAATAATAATAATACCTTATTTCCAAATTTTTTTTTTTAGATATCCGACATTTTCTGAGAGACCAACTATAATGGACAACTTAGTGAATGAAAAAGACCCGAAGGGTTCGGTCGCTCAGAAAAACCGACGAAGTCGGGTTTCGTTTCCGGACACAATTTAAAAAGAAGAATTAATTATTATTTTATTTTTAATCTTTGTCCAGGTTTGATATTGTCTGACGTTAAATTATTTAACTTTCTTAACTTATCCACAGTAACAGATTTACCATATTTTGATGCAATTCCCGAAAGAGTATCACCTGATTTTACGGTATAAAACATTTCAGGAAAATCATAACCATAATCCATATTGTAATTACTTTTAAAGTACTTATCACATTCAGGTCTATAGACCAACTCCTTTGGTAACATTTTCAAACACCTTTGTTTTTCGGTTTCAGGTTTGGAATTTTTAACAACAGGTTTTTTTGTTTTTAATTCATTACCATACTTAATAAATGCTTCTTGATTGTTTACCATTCTATTAGCAACCCCACCTTTATATTTGGGGTCTTTTGCCTGAGAAAAATTAATATTCCATCCTTCAACATATTTTTTAGCAGCTAAACTCCAATTACCTGAATTTATTGCCTTTACCCATTCATGAGATGTTTTTGCCTCCCCCCTAAACACGGTATTAACTAATACCCTTTGTATATATAATGGGTACTTATCATATTTTGGAAATAATACTTTCTTTGCAATATTTTCTTTTTCTATAATATCTTTTGTTAATAACTCTTCAGCCTTTGAATTTAATATCTTATTTCCTATTGTCGCTTCTTTACCTGTATGTCCCCACCCAATTGTTAATGTTCCACCCTTTTTTAGTTTATTATTTGAAATAAAAGTTTTTGGGTTTTTTGAATCCTTATCATCAAATACATAATGGTTACCTTTTGAATCAACAACAGTGGATTCATAATTTTTTATACTATCTCTTAATTCCGAATCATCAGCAATTGATTCCGTTAATAAAGATTTAAATTGGTTTTCTGTGATAATGATTTTCATACAACAATAAATATACAAGAAACAAAAAACCCCTCTTTGTTGGAGGGGGATTAATTTAGTTTATTATAAATACGTTAATTTCATTAAAAATTATCCTCGTCTTCATCAGGTCCTGGTATTTTAATTGGCCAAGTTCGAATATAGTCATAATTGATTCCCAATACTTCTCTGCAATACTTACTAATGGTTTTAACGACACCTACTCTATCCAAATCAAGTAATGTATTTAATATTGATGTAACTTTATTAATAAGTGGAGATGCAATTGCCAATTGTTTTCCGTCACTTGTTTTAGATACCAATATTGCATACCCCTCGTCATCATTAAACTTATACGCTGAACCAAATTTTGTATCAACCTGAGTTAAGTTGTCAAACACAGTATTCAAATACTTCTCCACCATCCTGTTCAGACGGTCATCATCCTCCAACAAAATTTTATACTGAGACTCCGTGATAATATACTTCATAATAATAAATACCTTTAATTAATTTTTACATTTGGGAGTTTCTTTAACAACAACAAGAAAACGAATTGGCAAATAGTTATAAACATGGTCATTAACCATTTTCTTTAATTTGTTTAAATAATTTCTAATTTGGATATTTATAGGAAATTTATTATCCAAATCTCTAATACCAACAATCATTTTGATTAGGTAGGTCTCAGTTTCGTCAATATAATCAACTTCAAACCCACAAACACAATCTTCTTTAAACGTTTCCAAAAGAAGAAGAATTGTATCCGAATACCTTTTCGATTCATTCTCGACAATAACGCGTTTCACAATTCGATTTAAATCAGATTCAGTAAGTTTGATAATTCTACTCATTTTAAATAAATATCCCGACCATTGTTTAAGATTCCACAAAAATATTTTATGATATTCCCGTTCGGTAAACTTTAGTATAATATACCCCCTATTTTATCAGGATATTACCGTTGGGGAATATTAACCAATTCCCCAAAATTTTCCAAAAATTTTATTTTACATATAGGGGTCAATTTAAAAGAAGGGGTCATCATATGGAATGACCGAAAGGAATGTAATACGTGTTTATAGGAAATAAAAAACCCCTCTGTTGGGAGGGGGTTTAATTTTTAATAGGTAATTTCATCTCTTCCCATTCTTGCTCATTAACAACTTCATGATAAACCCCACAAATATTTATCTCCATATATTTTGCAAGAGTATTAACATATTCTTTAACCTCATCAATTTGTTTTGTACTCCAAGATGTTCCATAATATTCATCAAAAATAATAAGAAATACCTCATAACAAATTCTTTTATTAGGGTTATACTTTCCCGATTCGGAAACATGGACATCCAAATAAATCGGATACTTTTCTAACAACAATTTCTTAAGAAGTTTCTCAAACCCTTTTTCCATAATATATAAATAGTCAAAAAGGGAACATTTTTTCCCCAAAATTTTATTTCCATTATCTAAGGGATTATCCCCCCTAATCTGACATTTTGACAGTATATAAGGGGGGATACGGGGGGGAGGGGGTACCCATAGGGGGGTATGACCCCATGCCGGGGGGAGCCATTGTTAATAACTTTATATCCCCTCCCCTCCTGACACTATGTCATGGGGTACGGTATCAGGATTGGCATACCAAGCTCCTATATTAACTCTCCTAAAGAACTTAAGATGGTCGGGGATAGCGGCATTCTCTTGTATGGAATGTATCAGGTAATCAATATCATTAACAATATTTGTAATTATTCCACGTTCTTGAAATGTATTAAGCTTAAAGAACATGTGGAGATGAGGTGACCAATATTCTTGCCCCCGTCTTAGGTATCGTTCTGTCAATCCATCCAAAGGAAATCCATATCTTTCTGATATCTCATATGGATTAATATCCACATCTACAAATATATTAGTGGACCATTTGTCTATGTCTTTGGGGTTTCTAAGATATACCTTCTTAATAAAGGGGAATTCTTGTTTAAGGGATTTTTGAATTATCTTAAACGTATAGTTATTATCTAATTCTTCTTGTGTGT